CGAGGCGCTCAAGCGTGAGATGAGCAAGGCCGAGTTCGGCCAGGAGTTCGAATGCGACTGGGATGCCGCGGTCAAGGGCAGTTATTACGGGGAGTTGATGCACAATGCAGAGGAAGCTGGACGAATCACCCACATACCGCATGAGCCGACCCTTACTGTTGATCTGTCATTCGATCTTGGAATGGCAAATCGAACGGTTGTCTGGTTCTGGCAGGCTCTGGGCGCTGAGATACGCGCTATCAGGTGCCTGGCGTTTGAGGGTACTGGACTGCCCGACATTGTGCGTACAATTAAGGATCTTGGCTACAATCTTGGTGCCTGGTACCTGCCCCACGATGTCCGGGTTCGTGAGCTCGGGACCGGCAAGTCCCGACTGGAGATACTTCAATCTCTGGGATGCCAGTGCACAGTCGTCAGGAACATTCCACTGATTGACGGCATCGAGGCAACCCGCGCCATGCTGCCCAAGGTCTGGTTCGACCGGGAGAACTGCTTTGAGGGCATCGAGGCACTCAAGACCTACCGCACCGAGTGGGATGACAGCAAGCGCGTGTTCAAGCTGACACCTTTACATTCATGGGAATCGGATTACGCTGATTCGATCAGGATGTACGCGGTTGGCAGACGTGAGAAGCTGGCCCCGGATGCCCGGATTGACTACGGCAGACTCAGGAGGAGTGCAATCTGATGGCAAGAATGACCGAGGCGGATATTGCAACCGTCATTGAGCGTGAGATCGGCTCGGCCGATGGCGGCGAGTACGGCACCACGGCATTGCTGGCCAACCGTCAGCAGGCTTGGCGCTATTACCTTGGCCGGCCCCGGCCCGAGGATGACGTCGACAAGTCCCGCCTGCAGAGCCTGGATGTGGCCGACCAGGTCGAGCATCTGCTGGCCCAGATGATGCCGGCCTTCACGTCCGATTGCCCGGCAGAGTTCGAGCCTGATGCGCCCAACGATGAGAGCCAGGCGCAGCTCGAGTCAGATGCCGTCAACAAGATCCTGATGGAGAACAACCCTGGCTACGAGATTTTGTACCAGGCGATCAAGAATGCCCTGCTGCTCAAGAACGGCATTATCAAGGTAACGGTCGAGCAGCTCGACGAGTCCGAAACCGTGGTATTCGATGGCCTGTCCGGCGAGGAACAGGCATTGCTCGAAGCATCGGCCCCCGATGAGGCGACAGTCGATGGCGATGACGATTCGGTGACTGTGAGCCTGACCCGCAACCGCAAGAAGCTGCGGGTTGAGGCGACCGACCCTGCCCAGTTCGTCATCTCGGCCAACTGGAACAAGCAGGATCTGCAGGACGTGGGCCTTGCCGCCGAGCGCAAGTTCTTTACCCGCTCAGAGCTCATGGGCATGGACTTTCCGAAGGGCAAGGTCAGGGACCTGCCGGCGTTTACCATCGACACCAAGGCCGACAGCTACGCCAGCAACCTCGATGAGACCGCCGGCCCGTTCACCGGCTCAACGCGTGGTCAGGACATCATCGAGGTGTGGGAAAGTTACGTCATGTTACCCAAAAACCTCATACACAATGCGCCTGAGAGTGAGCGATACCGGGTATTTCATGCTAACCGGGTGATCCTGCGCAAGGAACGGGTCGACCTGGTCCCGTATGTGTCCGGTACTGCCTTCCTGGTGCCCAACAGGTGGCACGGATTGTCGATATTCGACAAGCTTAAGGAAATTCAGGACGCCAAGACCGCCGGCTTGCGCCAGTGGGCCGATAACATGGGCCATGTCAACGCCAATGGCGGTTTCGTGACCGGTGAGGTCAATACCGAGGACCTGGCTATCGCCTCGGCGCCCGGCCACCATGTCAGGGGCGGTCTGGGCTCGACCTATACGCCATTCGTGGTTCAGGACATCGGCCCGGCTATCCAGGGCTTTCTGAACTACCAGGACCGGGTCAGGGCAGAGCGTGGCGGCGCTGCGATTGACATGGGCAACGCCGAGTCCCAGCTGGTCAAGTCCTCGATCGGTGCCACCGGTGTGGCAATGGTGATGGGCGCCCAGGAGCAGATGAGCGCCTTTCTGACCCGCACCATATCCGAGACCCTGGTCCGGCGCCTGTTCCTGCTGATCCACCGCACCGCTCGAGAGGCCTGGCGTGAACCGATGATGCTCAAAAAAGCCGACCAGTGGATCACGGTACAGCCGTCCCAGTGGCGCGAGCGCAAGCGGGTCAATGTCAAGACGGGCTTGAGCCCCGGTGAGCGGGGGCGCAAGGTCGGGCACCTTTCCACCGTCCTGCAGACCCAGATGGCACTGGCACAGTCGACCGGCGGCTCGATGGTCAATGGGCGCAATATCTATACCGCGTTTATGAACTGGGCCAAGGCAGCCGAGCTTGACAATCCCGAGCAGTATGCGCTGCATCCGGAAAGCCAGGAAAGCCAGCAGGCCGCACAGGGGCAGGCTCAGCAGGCTCAGCAACAGCAGCAGATTGCCCTGCAGATTCAGACGCTCGGTGACCAGGTCAAGATGCAGATTGCACAATTGGATGACAAGCGCGAGCGTGATATCGCGGTTCTCAAGGCTGAAGTGGAACAGATGAAGGTGGTCGGCAATGCAACAACCGAGTTCGAACTCGAACAACTCAGAACCCGTACAGGGGGTAGCGGCGATAGCCCACGAGGCAATGGGACTGCTGGAGGAAATCAACCTGCGTGAGAATCTTGACGAGGCGCTGTGCCGGCAACTGATGGCAACCGACCCTGCCGATATGCAGGGGCGGGAAATCATCCATCTCAAGCGCCAGCTACTGGCCGAGGTATTTGACATGATGAGGCTTAAAGGTGGACAATCAAGAAACTGAAGGGGCGGAAGTCCCGACCGGGCTGACTACCCCTGACGGGGACGAGACAGACCGGGCTATCGATGCCCTGCTAGGAATAGCAGCAGTCCCCGCTTCGGGGGATTCTGACGGCGAGCCAGCCAAGCCAGGAACGGCCCCGGCGGCAACCCTTAACGCAATTGCGACACAAGCGGGACTTGATCCTGAGGCACTGTACAAGGCGACCATCGCTTTGCCGGACGAGCAGGGAACTGCAACGCTGGAAGATCTCAAGAACCAGGCCACGAAGTATCGCAAGAGCGAGGCGCAGCGTACTGCGCTTGCGGATGAGCGTACCGAGTTTGCCAATCAGAAACTCCAGGCGCTGGCGGAATTACAGACCCTTGTGGCCTCGATTCCCCAGGAACACGTCAGCGAGGATCTGAGGATGCAGGCAACGGCGTATCAGCAGCAATACAACGGCCAGCAGGACGGCCTGCTGTTACAGGTGATCCCCGAATGGGCTGATCCTGCCGTCAAAGCGAAGGACCGCGAGGATATGGCCTCGTTGCTCCTGACCTCTTACGGGGTGCCGGCTAACCTGCTCGATCTGCCATTACCTGCGGGCTTGAAGAAGCTGGTCTTTGACTATACCAAGCTGCGGCAACGCATCGAGGGGATCAAGTCAAAACAGTCAGCCAGGGCCGCCAAGGCAACCAAGGGCACCAAACCGCAGGCAACGGCGCAGCAAGACCGTTTGAACGGGATAAATGCGTCGGTCAAGGCCGGGACTACCAGCAAGATCGACGCCATAGCCCAACTGCTGCAAGGCTAAGCCGCTAGGCAAGCCCGCAAGGATAGCAACATGGTTACCGATGCTTTTGATCTGTCGCAACTGGCGATAGGCGGAACAATCCGCGAAGATATTATGAGCCAGATATTCGATATTTCGGATATCCCGCTCCCCTTCACCTCTCGAGTGGGCACGGGCTCACACTCCAACCCCCGGGCAGAATGGACCGTTGACCGGCTCCAGGCTCCGGTGGACAACGCGGTCATTGATGGCACGGTAAGCGCCACGGATGACAGTTTTAACGTTCCCGAGACCCGTATCCGCAACGACAGCCAGATCAGCACCAAGACGCTGTTCGTGTCAACGCGGGCGCAGGAAGTCAATACCGTATCCTCGACACGCACGCTGGCCCGACAGGTGATGATGCGCGGTAACGAGTTGCGGCGCGACGTCGAGCGGGCCTGCCTGCTCAACAACGCTAACGTGGTCGATACCGGTGCCGGTG